TGAAAGGTCTATATGAAAGAGAAATTTCTAGAACAATTCAAGGACAAAGTCAAGGACTTCGGACTTAGTGACAAAGCAATCGCAGCACTTGCCGAGCAAGGTTGCGAGGGTTTCAACGATGACACCACAGAAGAGGATGTCACCAAGCAGGTGGATTTCATGGTTCGTATTGCAAAGTCAATGCAAGGCGAGGTGACCAGAAAGACGCAGCGCACCAAGGACTCCAAGGATTCCACCAAGGACACCAAGGACTCCAAAGATGACAAGGGCGGTGATGACGATGATGGCACTCCCGCATGGTTCTCCAAGTTCCAGAGCAAGCAAACCGAGGCCATTGATGCTCTCAAGGCAGAGTTGGCCGAGATGAAGACTGCAAAGAGCAAGGCAGACAGAGAGGCACTCATCGCATCCAAGGCTAAAGAGATGGGGATTCCCGCAGGTCTCATCAAGCACGTCACCATTGGCGAGGATGAGGACATTGAGGAGACCCTCACCACTCTCAAGCAAGAACTTGTCAACGATAAGCTACTCCCAGACAAGGGTGGCGAACAAGGCAGCGATGATTCCGCTATGGCACAAGCAGCCGAAGAGTGGGCAAAGTCGCTCCCAGACAAAGAGAGTTAATCACTAATCATTAAATCAAAAGAAAATGGCAATTACGTTTAACACCGACAAAATGCCGTCTGCCGAGCGCAAAATCTGGCGAGGTGAAGCAAAGATGCTCCCCGCAGGTTTCAAACTCAACCAGACGTTTGGTGCGGGGACAATTTTCCATCGTGGCACACCCGTAGAGGTGAACATGGGAGACCTCTCATGCAACATCTGCAAGGTTGCCAAGGTCATCGCAGGTGGCACTACCACCAAACCCCGCATCACCAAGAATTCGTATTTCAAAGTTGGTGACTCGATTATGGTTGATGGCGGCTCTGCCGAGCGCACCATTTCGGCCATTAACACGTCCAACTCTGGCTATGACGAACTTACCCTCAACTCCGCTCTCACGGGCGCAACAGAGGGCGCATTCCTCACGGAATCCTACGAAATTGTAGATGGCAATACAACCACCTACCATGCCGCTCACGTTCCCAACGCAATCATTGGCGAAGAGCGAGAGGTATTGGCTAGCGACCTGCCCACCATTGACGTGGCATGGGGCGCACTTGTTATCAAGGACGTTGCACCCGCCATTCCCGCATCATGGATGGCAGACGGCCTCTTGTGCCTCAAGAACAACCACAACATCGTGTACATCCGTCAGTAAAGAAAGGAGACTAAGTTATGGCAGATTATAGTTCTATTTTCGGTGCTATCACCAAGAACGTGCAAGCACGAATTGACGCAGCTAGCAAGTTGCACAAGCAATTGTTCGACTCCGCTATCTATCCCACATTTTTGGAATGGGACACCCCGTCCGTTAGCCTCAACTTTGAGGAAATCATCGGTACTTACGGCATCAGCATTGCGGCTGCAACCATCGGTGACAACTCCAAAGAACCCGTCTTGGGTCAGCGAGGAATTGAGACCTATGCCAACAAGGTGCTGAAACACGCACTCACCACCTCACTTACCGCAAGTGAGTATCGCAAGGTGTTGGCCATTCTGGATTCCAAGAGCATCTCTCCCAACGAGGCCAAGAAGCAGCTCACCGACATCATCTGGGGCAAGACCGAGGATGTTGTCAAGGGTGTGCAAGCCAAGATTGACATGATTCTCTTGGGCGCACTTTCCAACGAGGGTCAGTTTACCTTTGACGATACCAACAACCCAGAGGGTGGTGTAAAGGGTACGATTAACTATGGAATGCCCGCAGGTAACATCGCCACCGCTACCACCGAGTGGACGGATGCTAACATTGCATCGGTCAACCCGTTCAATGACATCGTTGACCTGCTTGCCGTGGCAAACGAGAAGGTCAAGTTGGCCTATTTCCTCATTTCCCCGTCCAAGTTGGCATGGTTGCTCAAGTCTCCTATGATGAGAGCAGCCGTTCTGGGTACGAACAACGCAGCCGCTCCGCTGACGTTGAGTGCGCTCAACAACTTCATGGAGAGCAACAAAATGCCCACTTTCATGATGATTCAGCGCACTTGCAACGTCAAGAAAGGCGAGGACATCTATCCCGTCACCCCGTGGAATTCCAAGAACATCGTTGGTGTTCCCGCAGGTAAGATTGGCAAGTTGATGAATGCCTACGCAGATAGTGAACTCCGCAAAGAACCCAACGTCACCTACTCCATGTATGAGCGCATCCGTATCTCTCAATGGGGTGTCGGTGAGCAGCAGGGTACTAACGGAACGGAATTCACCAAGGCAGAGTCGCTTTCGTTGCCCGTATTCACCGCCATCAACGGCATCTACACGTTGAAGACGGAAGCCTAAACCGAGCATGAGCCATGACCAACTTGGAATCATTGAGAGCCAAATGCAAGTTGATTTGCGATACTTGCTACGTTGACCGAGACGTGCTTGAGTGCGTTCTGGCCGACAATGGCATCACACCAAACGGGACTGCAACCGCAGGTGATAGCATCATCAACAAATGCGCCATTCTCATTGTGAAAGGATGGGTGGAGACATCCCGCAGCGAGGGCGGTGTGTCCGTGTCCATTGATAGAGAGGCCGTGAAAAAGTCTCTCATATTCTGGTGCGGGCAATGGGGTCTTGATGAAGAGTTGGTTGATGACTCAAAATCGGTTATCTATTCTGGTTCTAATCTCTGGTAAACTATGCGAGTTAACGGCACTCTGGAATACCTAGTAGAGCAGACTTCATCATTTGATGAGGACGGAGTGCCTACACCCCTTGCTTCAACTTGGTCTCAACCCATTGAGTGTTGGTTTGAATCCAACACTCAATGGGTTGAGACCAAGTTGAAGCAAGGGGTGT